GCCAGCCTTCGCGGGATCGATCTCGGTCAGTTCGCTGCGCGACCAGTGGACCATCTCGATGGCCCAGCCGTCCTCGACGCGCGCGCCGTAGTGGCTCTTCTGGCCGGTGTCGTCCATCGACAGGTCCTGCGCCGACGGCCACTGCAGGTCGAGCGAGAAGCTGTCCCGGGGCAGGCCGCCCGCGACTGTCGGGTGAGCGAAGGTCGAGTAGTCGCCCTTGCGCCGCGCGGCGTGGCCGCGGGTGACCCCATTGAACGGGACCGGCGGGCGACGCGATCCGTCGGTGTAGACCAGCCCCTCGCGGGTGACGATGCTCTCCTGCATGTAGTCGCGCGCCGCGTCGGTCGCCCAGTTCAGCGCATCGCGGCCGAGCAGCAGGAACGACGGGCCGTCGGAGACGCCGCCGTAGACCCCGGTCAGTTCGTAGTAGGGCATGTCCGACAGACCGAGCAGGGTCTTGAAGCTCTGCGCGGCGGCCACGTTGTCCGGGTGATCCCACGGCCCGATGACCGTGTCGGTCGTCGAGACGATGGCCCAGTCATCGCGGCGGAACAGTTCGAGGACCTCCTCGTCCGACATCTCGCGGATGCGCTCGGGGGCGAAGTCCATCTCCGGGTCGTAGGCCGCGTCGAAGCTCTGGAAGAGTTCGAGGTCCTCCGTCGGCCGATCCGGGCCGATGCCCTCGGTCGAGACCCACTCGGGGAGCAGGCCGACCTTCTGGTCCGCGTAGGTGGTGTTCGCCGGGTCGGCGCGGTTCTGCTCGCCGAACGGGCCGTAGTTGACCCACGAGTTCTGACCGCGCGTCTCGGTCGTCATCGCCCGGGCGGCGAGCGGCGAGAACATGCGGACGTGCGCCTGCCACGCGTTCTCCTCGCCGCGGGGGCCGAAGCTCGCACCCTCAGAGCCGTGGCCGAACACGTCGTGGACGATGCGGAACAGGTCGTTGACGCGGGCCTGCCGCCCGTCGACGACGTAGTCCGTCATCGCCAGCAACGGGTTCGCCTCGCTCGCTTCCGTCAGCGTGCCGAAGCCCGCGTCCGTCGGGAACACCCACAGGTGCTTGTTCTCCTGCATGTCGCGGATCGCGTCGGCGGGGGTCGCGTACGGGTCCTCGCCGGTGATCCACTCGAAGGTGAAGCCAAGCTGCTGCAGCGCCTCGTACTGGGCGATGGTCTCCGCGGCCAGTGCCTCATACGCTGCGCGCACCTCGGGGTCGTTCGGCGTGTCGGCCATCTCGTCGTAGAGCGCGGCGATCCGCTCGGCGCGCTCACGGTCGACCTTGACGTACTCGGCCTGATGGCGAACCGGCAGCCCGCGGTCGCGCATGTACTGGGTCGCGAGTTCGCGCACGCCCGGCACCCGGCCGGGGCTGGCCTTCTCCAGCCCGGGGATCGTGTCGTCCGCCGCGGGGGCGGGCTCCTCGGTGCGCTGGTACATCTGCTCCGGGTCTTCGCGGAGCATGCGCTGGATGACGCTCTCGGCCGCCTCGTCGTACGAGATCGACAGGCTGTCCTTCGCACCCATGTCCACCATGAGGCGCTTCTCGTAGTACCAGACCAGCGCCTGAATGTCGGCGATGGAGATGTACTCGTCGCGCCGCTCGGACAGGATGCGCTGCGCCTCCTGCGCGATCTCGACGAAGAACCGCCGCTCCGCGACGCCGGTCGGCGCCTCGTCGAGCATGAGGTTCGCGTCCTTGTGGATCGTATTTGCAGCCTTCTCGGCCTCTGTGCCGTTTTTATAGCCCTTCTTCTCGTACTGGTTGGCGAGCGCGGTGGCGATGTTCAGCGCCTCCGCGTCGGTCAGCGACGGGTCGCCGACGAGGTGCTTCAGCCGGTGGAGACCGATGGGGTTACCCTTGCTGTCGACCTCGTTCTTCAGGCCACGCACGCGGGGCAGCACGTCGCCCTGATAGCGACGCATCGTACGCGTCCACCACAGGTCCATGGTCAGGTAGCCGTCGGCCCCGGACAGGTTGGCGTAGAAGGCGGCCAGCTTGGGGCCGAGGTACATCGACGCGCGCGGCACGAACATGTCGGCCGGGTAGCCGCTGATCCCATCCTTCGCGAGCGGCAGCGTCTTCGCCTCCTTGCGCAGGTCGGAGACGAGGCCGCCGGTCAGGGCCAGATCGCGCTGCATGTTCGCGGCGCCCATCTCGCCGGCGAGGCGGACCATCAGTTCGGTGTTCTCGTTGATCGCCGTGGCGCGCTGGTGCTTCTGCTTGCCGTCCAGCTTGCCGGTCTCGTCGAGGCGCTGCAGGATGCGGACCGCGTTCTCGACGTTCTTCATCACGTTGGTGCCGTTCGACGACACGGCAAAGATCGCCGTCGCCAGCGCGCGGGCGTCCTCCACCGTGTTGACGCCGGGCATCTTGCTGCGCCGCGCGGCGCGCTCGTCGACGAGGGCGGGGACGAGGCGGCCGACCTTGTCGAGCGCGCTCTGGAACCGCGGGCCGTACCATCCGGTGGCCGCGGCCGTCGGGTCCTGAAGCTCGAACTCGACCTCGTCGGCCAGCCACTCGGCCATCTTGCGGACCGTGGCCGGGCCGCGCTGGTTCCGGTTGATCTTGCCGTAGAGCTTGCGCTGCCGCTTCTGCAGCGCGAGCGCGATGTCGCGCACCTTGTTCATCTTCGACGTGTCGATGCCCCAGTCGGCCGCGCTCTCCTCGCCGTTGCGGATCGTGACGGTCTGCATCATCGTCTCGCCCTCGGACGACTGGTCGTCGATGCTCGCGACCGCGCGGTCGGCGAGGTCGAGGTCCAGCGCCCCGGCGGCGCGAAGCTCGTCGGTCACGTCCTGTATCTCGCGGTCGGTGGCGGTCTCGACATCGACGCCGCGGTCGGCGAGCGCGGACAGGACGATCTGCACCTCGCGGATCGGCGTGGTCGACGCCTCCGCCCCGGCCGCCGCGCGGACCAGCGACGGGGTGGCGGTGATCGTGCCAGCCGCCGCGCCCACGGCATCGCCGGCGCGGAACTGCGGCAGCCCGTACTGGCGCATCCACTGCGCCGGGTCCATGCCGGAGCGCTGGGCCAGCGTGGTCGCCTGCTTGAGCACCGTGGTCGCGAGCTTGCCGACCGCAGTCGAAGTCAGGTCCGGCTGCGCCTGCGCGATCTCCTGCCGGACACGCTGGAACTCCTGAGCGAGATCGCCGCGCAGGGTCTCGCCCAGCGCGGTGACCGCCTGCTCCATGTTGTCCTCGGCCGCGGTGATCGTGTCGGCGATCTGCTGCTGAAGCTCCTGCGCCTCGACGAACGAAAGCTCCTCGGCCCGGAAGCGGAGGTGGCCGGAGAGGACGGCGTCGGGGTCGGTGCCCGCGATGTGCGCCGCGTACTGGCCGATAGGGATCGCGATGTCGCCGCCGTTCTCAAGCGCGCGCTGGAACTCGGTGCGGTCGAAGTCCGGCAGCGACGCGAAGAAGCCCTCGCGGTCGACGCCGAGTTCGCCGCTCTGGAACAACTGGTCCAGTCGGTCGGCGTTGATGTAGACGTTCTCGACCTCGCCATCGCGGGCGACGAAGTCCACGGCCCGGGCCACCTCACGCGCGTTCCGGCCGCGGAGGCTGCTGCGGTCGACGAGCCCGGCCAGCACGCCGAACATCGTACGACGCTGCCGCGCGGTCTGCGCCTGCTCCATCCGCTCACGGGTGTTCGAGATGACGACGCCCGCCGTCTCGATGGGGGCGGTCACCACCTCGGCGATGGCTTCGAGCAGGACCTCGGTCCAGTTGACCTCCTCGCCGGAGGCGATCCGGCCCAGCGCTTCGCCGGTGCCCCCGAGGAAGCCCTGCGCCGCGCCCTGCAGGATGATGTTGCCGATGCGGCTGTTCGCCAGCGTGCGGCCGGCGATGCCACCGGAGGCGGCGTCGAAGATCGCGATGGTCGCCGAGTAGGCGAAGACATCATCCTGAAAGTCGCGAACCGTGCGCGGATCGCGCAGGAACGCGGCGCGCCCCTCGGGCGTCGAGAAGTCGTAGCCGCGGGACTGGGCGATCTCCTGCGGGTAGAGCGCGGCCGACTGCACCCCGGAACCGATCCCGATGGTAGCGATGGTGGCGGCGGGGCTGCGCGTCACGGCGCCGACGCCCAGCGCGGCGACGGCGGACAGGCCACTCTCCGCGCCGATGGTCGACATGTACATGAGCATGTCGAGGGGCCGGTCGGCGACGAGGTTGGCGAATGCCGCGACCGCGCCGCCGGGCGTGTTCTCGGCATCGGCCAGCGCCATCTCGATCTCGCGGCGGTTGTTCCCGGTCGGCCAGCGGCGGGCGATGTTCGCGGCGTCGACGACACCCTCGATCAGGTTCTCCTCCATGCCCTCGGTGGCGAACTCGAAGACCTGCTCCGCGTCGCCCTCGCCGCCGAAGATCGCGGCGGGACGGCTGTTCAGGTAGCGGAACATCGCCTGCACGCCGGACTGCAGGCGGGTCGCCGGGGTGGGCTCGCCGTCCTCGGCGTAACCCCCGCCGCGCCGGGCGCGCACTGCCTCGGGGCCGCGGGTCGGTGCCTCGCGCTCCGCGATCATGTCCATGTTCCGCTGCTGCTGGTCCTCGAAGATGTCCTGCAGCGTACGCTGACTGTCCCCGGCGATCAGGCGCGCCGTGTTCAGGACGCGATCCTCGACCACCCGCGGGGTGTTCTGGTAGATCGTCTCGCCGCGGCGGCCGACCGAGTAGAGAAGCTCCTCCATGTTGGAGATGAACTCGACATCCTCCTGCAGGAGCGCGGCGTTGCGCGGGTCGGACATGTACTCGGCGGTGCGCGAGAACTGGCTCAGCAGCCCCTCCTCGCGGCGCCGCGCCTGCTCCGCCTCGAAGCTGTCGAGGATGTCGCTGTTGTAGATCGAGAAGCCGTCCGCCCGGGGGCCGAGGATCGAGGACGACAGCGCGCTGGCGCGGGCGGCCTGATCCACGCTGATGCCGCTGAGCCGCACCTGCTCCAGCGCCTGCCCGGCGCGCTGCGCACGCTGGCGGTTCGCCTCCTCGGTGCGCGCGTTCACGAAGTCGGCAATGCCCTCCGCGGCACGGCCGCGGCGGGTGTCATCGCCAAAGGTGGAGTAGTCGTAGACAGACCGGCGGGGTTCGTTCATCTAAGCGCTCCTGCTGCCGCGACCGAGAAGGCCGCGGTAAGATACTCCTCAAGCACCGCGTCATCCGTGGGCTGGATGCCACGTGTAGCCAGAGAGGTCTGAATGTCAAGCCGCGTCGAGAGCGGGATGTCGTTGAACTCGATGGTCGGCGAGATGCCGACCGAGAGCAGCCGCTCGTTCCCGTACTGCTGGACGATGTCGTCGTCGCTGACGCTCTCGACGCCAAGCTCGGTCGACAGCCGCTCGCGGATGCGCTCGCGGTCGGCGGCCGGGACGCTGCCGATGGGGATCGCGAGCGAGATGCCGCCGTCCGGCCCGGCCGCGAAGATCGCGTCGGTGAGCGTGCCCTCGAACGTATCCACGCGGGGGTCGCGCCATGCACCGGCGATCCGCCGCGGCGTCTCGACCGACCACTGGGCCGGGGAGAGGAGCACGGTGGCGAGGTTCTCGATCTCGGTGACGGTGAGCGGGCGGCGCGCCGCGGCCACATCCTGCTCGAACTGGTGGCGGAACTGCTGCAGGTAGCGCTGGTACCGGACGCCCGCACCCTCCGGTGCGTTCGTGCCGGTGATCGGGATGTTCGTCAGCCGCTCCCAGACCTCGCGCGCGACAGTGCCCGCGTGGTTGCGGTCGTCGTCGGTGATCATGCTGTTCGGGTCGTCCCGCCACTGCTGCATCTCCCGCTGACGTTCACGGTAGAGGGCGCGATCCTCGCGCGACAGAAGCTGGCCGTACTCGTTCAGGTCGAGGTCCATGAACCGATCCGGGTCGTTGTCGATCAGTTCCTCCATCTCGATCAGGACGTTCTCGTCCGAGACCATCTGGCCCATGCGCTCGGCGTCGATGGCGCCCCGCACCTCGTTCATGAAGGCGACACCCACCGTGCGCTGCAGGTCCATCGGCACAAGCTCAGGGCGCCCGCCGTTCTGCTCGACGATCTCCATCACCTGCTGCCGCGCGGAGCGCTGGCGCGCGTCCTCGTCGGCGATGGCGATGTTCCGGCGAAGCTCGATCTCGCGGATCAGCGCCTCGCGCATCACCGGGTTCGGGTGCGCGTTGGCGACTTCGAGCATCGCCTCGTGGTTGCCGAGCGGACCGCGCGGCGTGCTCACGACCGGGCGGCTCTCGCTCTCGACGCGGCGGTAGACCGACGCGACCGTGTGGCCGAACCCGGCGGCGCCAAGCTCGGGCATGATCTCGTTCAAGCGGACCGTGCCGGCGGTACCGCGGGCGACGTGGCCGAGCATGACGGCGCCGTTCTGCGGGCCGTAGCGGTGGATCATGGCCGAGTTCGCCGGGGTCTCGGGGACGCCCAGCGTGTTAAGCTGCTGCCGGATCGTGCTGACGTAGGTCGCCGCCGCCGCGCGCTCGGTGGCTTCGGCGCCCCGGGTGGCGAGGATGTCGGCGTCGGACGCGTTCTCCATGTCCGGCATGTTCGCCCGGGCGTGCATGATGTACGCCGCGTCGGGCAGCGCATCGATCCGGGTCGGCATGTCCGGCCGGGCGTTCGCCGGGTCGGTCGTCATCCAGTTCGGCATGACCGGGGCGGAGCCCAGCCCCTCGGGGGTCGGCACCGGCGGGTCGTACGATGTCGACCCGGCCGCCTCGCCGGCGGCGAAGATCGTGGTCGGGGTGCCCTGCTCGCCGACCCGGCCGCCGGCCGCGCCGGTCATGGCGTCGACGGCGCGGCGCGCCTGCTCCGCGGTGGCGATGGGCTGCAGGGTCTGGTAAAGCTCCAGCGCGCTCGGCGCGTAGATCATCTCGCGCGTCTGGAGGAAGGTCTCCATCGCACCGATGGGGTCCTCGACGGCCTGCGTCTGGATGCGGATTTCATAGGCGCGCGAGACCAGTTCGTCCTGCGCGTCGCGGATCGCCTCGGGCGTCGCGCCGGCGGCGACACCGTCCGCCTCGGCGTTCACCAGCGCGGTCTCAAGGGTCTCGCGGAACAGTTCCTCGTCGTGCGCCACCCGGCCCACGTCGTTGTTGACCACGTCCTCGGCGTAGCTGCTGCGGCTGCCACTCCGGCCACCGAACCCGCCGCCCCCGCCGCCGCCACCACCCGTGGCAGCCCGGCGGAACTGAAGCTGCGCGTGGCGGTAGGTCTGCTCCCGCACGCCGGCCATGAGACGCTGCACCTCGGCGTTGAACAGCGTGCGCCCCCGCTCGCCCAGCGTGGCGCCGATGTTGTCGGCCGCGCTCGTCAGGCGGGTGAGCACGTCCTCCTGCCCGTTGTAGGCTGCCATCCCCTCGCGGGTGAGGAAGCCGCCATCGGCCGAGTAGAGCGCCTGCGTGATCTGATCGCGGAAGGCGTAGGTCGCGTCGCGCGCCTCGTTCGTGGCGACCACCTCGTTGCGGTAGGCGAAGGCATCGGACATGTCCTGAATACCGCGGCCGAGGTTCATCATCCCCTCGCCGATCCGGGCGCCGAACGCGTCGGCGCTGACGCGGTTCTCGCGCCCCTGCTGGTTGACGGGGCGAAGCCGCTCCTGTCCCTCTGTGTAACCCGGAAGTCTCATCCTACCGCCTGAAGCCCCGCTCTATACCTGAAGATGCCCGCGCCCCCGCTGAGCGCAATCCCGGCGGCGTTGAACAGCCCGGCCGACCGCGCGTTCCGCGCCTCGGCCCTGTTCAGCGTCGACTGGTTCTGGAAGTTCACGCCCTGCGTCTCGAAGTCCTCGACCTCGCGCTCGGCGTTCGCGCGGATGATCGCGGCGTCCATGTCGACCGCGGTCTGCGTGGAGGTGATGATGTCGAGCGGCGAGCCGTAGCCGGTGTCGATGTTGGCCGCGGCGAAGCTGCTCTCCTGCGCCTTGCGGATCATCGTGCCTTCGCGCTTCTTCTGCTCCTCCTCAAGCTGGCCGCGCTCAAGCGCATCCTGCGCCCGGCGCTGTGCAAGCTCGGCGTTCTGGTCGTCGATCTTTGCGCGGTACTCCGCGGCGGCTGCCTGCGCGCCGGCCTGCTGGATCGCGCCGAACGCGCTGACCGCCGTGCTGACCGCCGACAGGGCCGAGACGATGTCACACATTGAAGTCTCCTACCATCGTGAACTGCGCCACAAGCTCCCCGGTCTCGGGGTGCTCGAAGGGCTCCCCGAAACGGTAGCCCAGCCACTTCAGGTACGATACCACATCCGTGTTGTTCCACGCCACCATGTTCATCTGGTAGGTGTAGGCCTGCCGCGCGAGCGCGACGATGCTCTTCGAGCGGCGCATGAACGCCGTACGATGTTCGTCGAGGAGGTCGGTCGCCATCATCCACGGCGCGGCGGCGCCCGAGATCAGCGCCAGCGGCGCGAAGCCGTAGATGCAGATCAGGCGGCCGGTATGGAGGCAGCGGACCGCGACCTTGATCTCGCTCTTCTCGATGCTCTCGATGATGACGGGGGCGATCTCGTCGTGGCCCAGCGCGCGAAGCTCGTCCCGATCTGCGCGCCGCAGGTGGGTGGCCAACTCCAGACCGTCGAAGAGGGTGGCGGTCTGGAAGTCAAGGTGGTCATCCGTCATCTTCGATCTCCCAGCTTGGTGCGATGGCAGTGATGGTCATGGGCAGCGGGTAGTTCTGCCGGACGGTGATGGCCTGATCGCGGGACCAGTCGCCGTCGATGGTGATGACGTGGGTCTTGGTCGCCAGCGGGATCGGGTCCACGCCGGTGAACTCGGTGACCTCGGTGAGTTCGCCGCCCTCGCGGCCGACCGCGATCCCGCGGGTGTCGACCACCTTGATCGCGACCTCGACCGCGGACAGGTAGCGCCCCATGCTCGAACCAAGCTGCTGTATCTGGTCGCCGAGATCGGCGTCCAGCGTGGTTGCCCACGCGGCGTAGCCGAGCCCGACGCTGATGTCCGAGGCAGACAGGCCGAGATCGATCTGCCCGGTCTCGTCCACCTCGATGTCCTCAAGGACGTTGCCGTCGGCGAGCACGGAGACCGCCTCGCCGCGCAGGTGCAGGTAGCCGCGCAGCGCGCTGACCGGGCTGCCGGACCGCTGGCTGCCGCAGTCGACGAAGTAGGCGTCGACCACACTGGTGAAGTCCCGGTCGTCCAGCCGCTCGACGAGGGTGACGGTCTCGCCCTGCAGCGTCCGCTCGACCACGAAGTACGGTACATCGTACGATCCCTCGGTGACCGTCTCGACCTGCTTGACCTTCACGTCGGTGCCGCCCAGCACGTGCCGGGTCCAGCCCCATATCTCATGCTCCTGCAGGTAGGTCAGCGAGTACAGCGCGCCGTCGTCCATCGTCGCCCAGATGATGCTGTGCGGCGACTGGGCGAACGCCATGCTCGTGAACTCCTTCTGGCGGAACAGGTGCTTCGCGAGGATCGTCAGGTCCGCGCTCGGCGTGTCCCGGCCGTCGGCCAGCGAGAACTCGCGCAGGCTGTTCTTCGAGCGGTCGACGTGCAGGATTGTCGAGCCGACGGGGACCGGGCGCGGGCGCGCGGCCGAGCCCCGCTTCGTCACCGGCTTGACAGAGAAGTTGCCCGAGACGATGGGCTCATCCTCGGTCGTGCGCAGGTACCACTCCGCGCCAGCGGTGAAGATCACCGGGCGCTCGCCGTCGACGATGTGGAGCACGCGGTTCAGCGCGGTCGACCGCATGCGGAACGAGATCGCGTCGCTGCCGCCGGGCGTCGTCGCCCGGTTGAAGTTCAGCGGCGCGACGCTGTTGCTCATCTCGACGGCCTGCGGGTTGTTCACCGACGACGCGAAAGTCAGCCGGTTCTCGATGAAGGCCGTGACCCGCGGCTTGTCGCTCGCCCCCGAGAAGGGGTTGCGCGCCGTCTGCGGCGTATCGGCCGTGTCGGGGGTGATGTTCTCGTCGAGGAAGGTCAGCGCCTCGGTGATCCCGATGAACCCGTAGACCCCGTTGAACTCCTTGTAGACGCGGTACAGCCCGGCGCCCGTGACGGCCGACCACGTCACCTCGTTCCGGTTGCCGGACACGGACAGGTCGTTCGTCGTCGTGGCGACCGCGCTCGGCAGCCCCTCCTCGCCCGTCTCGGCGGAGACGGCGGCGATCTTGTAGTTGAAGGTGTCGCTGCCCGACCCGGTCTCGGCCGACGCGCTCTGCCCGGTCACGGTCCCGATCTCGGGCTGGAACGTCACGGTCGAGAACGCCCAACTCGTGTCGCTGGTGCGCACGAGCTTCCGCACGTCGTAGCCCTCGCGGGAGAAGAACATGGTGTCCACGTCCTGCGTGAACTGGACCAGCGGCAGGTCCTCGATCTCGTACGGCGACGTGAACTGGTAGACCTCCTGCAGCGTGGCGCCGCTGCCGATGGTCCCCCACTCGCCGACGGTGGTGTCGGCGTTGACGCCGCCCACCATCTTGAAGGTGATGAACTCGCCCGAGATCGCCTCGACTTCGAGGACCGCGCGGTGAAACGCGCTGGTGCCGTTCGGGTCCAGCAGGTAGACGAGGCGGCCGACGGTGAACAGCCCGGCCGCCACGCTGGTCGCCATCTCGATCTGGGCCGGGTCGTCCTCGGTGACCCCGACGACGCTCTGCGCCGCGGGCACCGGGTTGAGGAGGTAGCCGCCGTTGCGGATCGGGCGGCAGACCTGCTCGCCGAACTCCAGCATGTAGGTGTCGTCGGCGCTCGCCTCGAACGGGATCAGCCACGGGTGCCCGTCGGCCGTGCTGTTGTCGTAGCCGGTGGCGATCTTCGTACCGGCGCGGCTCTCCAGCCCGCCCTCGGCGCGGATCGTCACGTTCTCGGCGTCCTTGAGGCCGGTCATCCACTTCGGGAGATCGCGCCGCGGGTACATCCCCGGGGCCATGATCCCGCCGGAGAACGCGCGCTGGGGAATGCGGGTCATGCCTTACCTCCAGTACTTGGAGCCAGCGCCGTCGTCGGGATCGTCGTAGCGGCTGGTGTACCCGCCGCGGCTCTCGATGTAGCCGCCGTCGTCCAGCGTCCACCACGTGGGCTCGCTGCCGGTGTCCTCCTCGATGGCGAGGCCGAGGTGGCGCTCCCAAAGCTGGTTCATGTCCTCGTAGGTCTGCCGCTTGCGGGTCAGCGGCATCGTCACGTTCCGCGCGAGCAGGAACGACACCGCGGTCAGGAACGACTGCGGCATCGACATCGTGTCCGTCGTCGTACGAACATAGTCGAGCTTGGCCGGCGTGACGTTGCAGTAGAGCTTCCCGCCCAGCTTCTGGAACGGGACGGGCTCGCGGCGCTGGGCGTCGACGGTATCGATCAGACGGACAGGCTTGATGCAGTCGTTCGGCAGGTCGTACTTGTAGTCCCACCGCTCGCTGTAGTCGTTCGTGACTTCAGCGAGCGATGCGATCTTGCGGGCGAAGGTCCAGTTCGAACGCGCAAGCGCCTCGTTCAGGGTGCGGGTGAACGCCGCGTTGACCTTGCGCGCCTGTGCGGTGCTGTCGGTCAGCGACGTGATCCCGTCTCGACCGAGGTGGTCGAGAGCCTGATTGGCGAGTTCGACGTTCGAGTAGCCCATGCCTTACTCCTTCGAGCGACGCGTGCGGCGGGCTGCCGGTGCCTCGGTATCCGCGCCCTGCTCCTCGGCGGGGTCGGCGGGGTCACTGTCGCCCTCCTCGTCGGGCGCCTTGACCTCGTCGCGACTGTCGGTCACCCGGCTGTCGAGCACGGCGGCCAGCTTGGCTTCGAGTTCGGCCAGCCGCTTGTTCAGCCGGGAGTTGGTCTCGTTCAGCACGGCGATCTGCTCGCTCGATCCGCCGGCGGCGACGCGCTCGCCGGTGAGGTGGTCGATGCTGTCCCTGCCCTTGGCAGCGACGATGGCGGCCTTCGCCTCCTTCGTGCCGACCTTGGCCATCCAGCGCTCGCTGAACAGGTTGGCGGGAACGTCGAACGTGTCGCCGGGCTTGCGGGTCGAACCGTACAGCCCCTTGCGCGTTGCGACGACGGTGATGGTCTTGCTCATTGCTCAATCCTCCAGAAGGTTGGGCTGCGCCCCGGGCGGGCCGGGGCGCAGGTAATCGTCACACGTGGCGCGCGTCGGCCGCGAACACGAGGCCCGCGGTGATGGCGCCCGCGGTCATCGGGCCGGTGCCGACGGTGTAGTTCAGGCGCAGGTAGCGCTCGACACCCTTCGGCACGAACTGGATGCCGAAGCGGTAGCCCGGCACCAGCGCGGCCTTGCCGATGGCGGCCGAGGTCCACAGCGCGGTGGGCGACGCGAAGTTCTCGACGGTGTCGGTCTGCAGCGCGACGGTCAGAGTGCCGGCGCCATCGGCGGTGAACGCCGTGACGACCTGCACGAAAATCTCCACGGGCGTGCCGAAGGCAAGGTCCTTGGTGATCGCGTTGGCCGCGTGCTGCGGGGTGTCGGCTGCGCCGAGGTCGATGACGTTCGTGGATGCCGCGGTCGCCGTGATCGCCTGCGCATCCGAGAACAGGTTGGTGCTGTCGAAGAGCATGTTCGTTCCCTTTCTGCTTTCGAGTTGCGTTAGCCCGGCGGGGTCGTCCCGCCGGGCTCAGGAGATCAGAAGCCGGTGACGGCAGCTTCCGTTTCGAGGATCGCATCCATCCGGCGGATGGGCATGCCGAGGAAGGTCGTGACCTTGCGGCCGGCGAACTCCTCCAGCTTCAGTTCGACGTTCGAACCGAGCATCGCCTGCTTGTGCAGGAACTCGGCGATCCGGCGGTTGCAGTAGATCACCGCGTTGCCGTCGGCCATGCCCGGGTTGTCGAGCCGGTAGTAGGCCGTGATCATGAGGTCGATCAGGTCAGCCGAGTTGCTCGACGCATCCTTCGTCAGTTCGGACACGTCGATGTTGCAGATACGGACGATGCCGCGCCAGTCGCGGACCGAGAGGCCCACGTCCATGCAGAACTGCTCGCGGTAGACGCGGTAGAGCGAACCGTCGGAAAGCTCCTTCGTGTCCTCGCCGTGGTCCTTCCGCGAGATGCCCAGCGGCGAGCCCTCGGGGTAGAGCATGTGGCAGAAGTTCTCACCCCACGTCACGAACCACACCGAGGTGTTGTCCGAGCCGCTGCCGCCGCCGTTGATGATCTGGTTGCCGTTGTCGGCAGTCGGATCGTTGAAGCGGGGCTCGAGGCCCGTGAACTTCTCGGGGTCGGTGTCGGTGTTGCCGTAGATGACGGTCTCGGCGAGTTCGTGGGCGATGCCCATGATGTGCGCCTTGGCCTCGTTCATACGGAACTTCTGCGGGTTCTTGGCCTTCTCGACGAGCTTCGCGTCGATCTCGGACCAGTCCTCCATCATGCCCGTGGTGTCACGGACCTGCGTGGTGGTGCCCTTCGTGGGCTGGACGCCCTGATAGAGCTTGCGCCACGTCGGCGAGGGGAGACCTGCGCGGATCGTGGTGAGGTGCGAGTTGCCCTCGTTACACTCGAACGTCGGTGCGTCGGAGATCATGTCGTTCTGCTTGGCCATGATCTCGATGATGTCCGCAATGTCGTCATTGCGGTCCTGCTGCTTGCGAAGGTCAGCGAGCGACAGGTAGGAGTTGCCTACGGTTGCCATGGTGGATCATCCTTTCTTGGTTGCCGGGGTGGTCTTCCCGTACCATGCTGCTTCCGGGGAGACGTTCGTCTCCGTTTCCTCGCCGGTCATGGCGGTGTCTTCGGCGATGTGCTTGCCGATCCGTGCGAGGAGGCGGATGACCTCGGGATGGTTCCCGATGCCCTGCCCCACCATCACGTCCTGCACAAGCTCAGGCGTGCCGAACTGCTTGATGACCCCGTTCGCGAGTTCCTTGGAGCGTCCCCACTCTGCGTGGCCGATCTCCTTGTCGCTCTTGGCGGTGTCTTTCCAGCCCTTCACGATCCCGATGACCCGGTCGGCATTGGCCTGAGCCTCCGCCTGCCGGTACGCTGCGACAGCCGCGGCGAGCTTGCCCGCCGACTTCGTGCCAAGACCCAGTTCCTTGAGGACCGGGGTCATGGCTGCTGCCATCTCAGCGTCGACCTCCATGCCTTCCGGCATGACCGATGCGAAGTCGTAGTCCTCGCCTTCGCCCGGCACAGGGTCATCACCGCCGTCGTCATCGCCATCGTCGCCGTCCTTGCCCTCGTCGGAGTTGTCGTCGTCTCCGGTCCCTCCGTCGAGAGCGACACCGTCATCGTCATCGTCCGACGTGTCGGTGCCCTGTCCAGCCTTGTTGGCGTCGTCACCGGACGCGGCGTCGTCACCGCCCCCGGCATCCTCGTCGGTGTCGCCGCCCTCTCCGCCGGCGCCACCAGTGCCCTCATCGGGCTTGTCGAATACGGGCCGCTTGGTCAGGCCCAGAAGCTCCTCAATCGTCATCGTCGCGCTCCTCTATCTCGCGTGCCAAGGCCGCCTCCATCGCGACCTTCTCGTTCACCGCTTCGGTCATCAGCCTGACGTACCCGTGTGGGTCGACCTCGCTGATGGCCCTGATCAGTTCCAACCCGACCGCGCGGCGGTCGGCAGGGGTTTCGGGCTCGTAGACGCCGCAGGCGTCCAGAATGCTGCGGAGGACCTTCCTCGTCGGGCCATGCGCGAGAGCTTTCTCCCACGTGGTCTTCTGGTCATTGATCTCCTGCCGCATGCGGCGGGAAAGTTCCTCTTGCAGGTCACTGTACCTCATGCCGGTTCCTCCCCGCAACTCGTCGGCCCGTCCTCATCCTTCGACCACCCGAACGGCATCAGCGCCCGGCAGTTGAAGCACTCGACCTCGAACGGCCGGTCATGCTGATCGAGGAGCAGACGGAACCCGTGCGACCCGCACGTGGTGCAGTAGACGTTTCCGCCGAGCTTCCGCTCCTCGACCGCCTTGCCGGGGATGACGCGCAGTTCCACCATCACAGGCCCGCCCGTGCGAGGATGTCGCCCGGGAAGGCACCGCGAGGGCTGTCTGCCTCCGCCAGCACCTTCGCCGCCTGCGCACCCTGATTGGCAGCGCCGGCCACCATCTGCGCCTGCTCGGCCTGCATCATCTGCATCTCGGCCTGCTGGCGCTGGCGGCGCATGCGCGCCACTTCCTCGTCCGAGCGGACCACGTTCGGCGCCACGCCCAGCATGTCGGCGTACTCGTCGATGGCGGCGTCGCTGTCGAACTTGTCGATGGCGTCGGGGATCGCGGCCGAGAGGTTGCCGATGAAGCCGGCCAGCCGCTCCATGCCGCCGGTGGCGATGGCCTTCTGCGCCTGCGCCAGCATCGACACGAAGTCGATCTCGATCTCCTCGCCCTGCAGCGCCTGCGGCGGCGGACCGAGCACGCCGCTGTCGACGACCTTCTTGAACAGCCGCTCGACGATGGGCTCCA